ACATATGATAAAGTTAAAATGTCAAACTATCAAAATTGGCTGAATATTGAATTGAAAAATTATGATATACAACCATATAATAACAAAAATACAAAAGATTTGACAATAAAGGTAATAAACGGCATGGCAGGTGCAAAGAAAACTATGGATGTAATTAAAAATATTTGTAATAAATGCTCAATAATTATATCACCTTATAAAGCAGTGACAAGCGACACAAATAGAATAAACAACGTAGGTTTAACATATATGACAGCAATTAAAGCATTACATAAAAACAAATATAAATATGTCATATTAGATGAAGTATTTGCACACTCACCAAATTACATTTACGTAGTAAGAGATTTACAACCAGAAGCAATTATTTTAGGTGTAGGAGATTCATATCAAATAAATGATCGTGATTACAACAATGATTCATTATCAATAAATATAGAAATGTTATCAGATTATATCAATGTTACTTATCGTTGCCCAAAGAAAATAACAGAAATAATATCTAAATATATAAAAGGTGCAACAACTAAAAATGATAATGATGGCGAAGTCAAAATTGAGGAGGATATTAACAAATTATACGAATTACCATATGATAAAGATAATTTAATATTATGTGCAACACAATTAATTAAGGATAAAATAAAACTCAAAAATAAAAACGATATCAATACTATCAATGCAGCACAAGGTATAACTGTTAAAAACATACATTGGTATATACAAGATATACATATGTTACCAGAAGATAAAGTAAAATACATTTATGTAGCGATGAGTCGTTGCACAAATCGTTTGGTAATGTATGGCGATAAAGAAGAAGTACAACAAATATATACCATATTAGGCACAGCAGTAGATAGAGCAACACATGTATTTGATATACCAATTGTAGAACGCACAGAATTCGTAAGAGAAACACCACCACATAAATATCACACTCACGTAAGGCAATTAGGTAATAAGAAAGTAACACAAAATTCAATTGAAGATACATTAGATAGAATTTTTATACCAACTAACGATACAACAACATCTGTGATAGATTATAAAACTGATGTTATCATACAAGATCTAAGTCAGAAAAGATTCAAAATGACAATGGATATGATGGGACCAGATGTAATTAAAATACAAGGGAAAAGATTTGGTAGACGTCAATATCAAAAATTTTATCATGGTAAAAACACTAAACAAACATTAGATTGTTTATTACATAGGTATTCGAAACCGACGAAGAAAATGTCAGACAAAATGATTGATAAACATATCGAAGGCTTTGATAAATTTATGAAGAAAGATTGGATTAAATATATAAGAAAACAAATGACTCCAGAAATAATTATGTCAGCAACAACAGCATATATACGTGAATTACAAAAGAAATTCCCGAAAGAAGATGTATTGTCATA